TTATTGAGCCAACATTATCATTAAGCCATTCTTTTATCTGCTTAGTATGTGGTTCCTTATCTCCATCATTAACCTTAATGGTTGTAGGTATCCACCCGAATTCCTCAGTCAGTATCTCAATGTCAATTTGATTTACACCTTCCGCAGAATAGTGTGGGTTTTTATAGTCAGTAATATTAATCATTTTAAGAAATCCTCAACCAAAGTGTTGCACCATCAACTACACTATCTGTACCGTTCCTGTCATAATGAGCCATACACCTCCAAGTTCCAGTTAGTGCGCTACCTGCTCCGAATATATAGTTAGACCCACCCGGAGCATTTACACTCCATGCTGCCGAAGTAGGGTTTAGTGCGCTTCCAGCCACAGTAACATTGATAGCTACGTCACCTACTGAGTACCTAGCAAACGTATATGTACCTACTGCACCAGCAGTTGCTCCTGCAACTTGACCAATGACATTAGCTGTTGTCATCTGCTCATCTGCGTCAAGGTCAGTAGTTGAAACAGGGTAAACGGCTTTTGCGTCAAGCTGTGTTTGAATCGCAGAAGTAACGCCATCAGTGTAGTTAAGCTCTGTTGCAGTAGCGGTAACATCAGCAAGTTTCTGTAAGTCAGCAGCAGCTAGGTCTACATTATCTAAGTAGTTCATTTCGGCAGTAGTAGCCGTCACACCGTCAAGGATATTAAGTTCCGCAGTAGTAGAGGTAACACCGTCAAGTAGGTTAAGTTCTGTTGCTGTAGAAGTAACACCATCAAGAATATTAATCTCTGCTGTGGTAGAGGTTACTCCATCCATCAGATTAAGCTCTACAACAGAAGCGGTAATACCATCCATCGTATTAAGCTCTGCTGTAGTGGCTGTAACCCCATCTAAGAGGTTTAGTTCTGCTGTAGTGACAGTAGCCCCATCAATAATAGATAGTTCAGCAGCAGTTACCCCACTATCTTCTAAATCTCCACCTGCTGACAATGTGGCTATGTTACTAGCTACAGCAGGAGCAACCTTGTTAGTTTTAGTAGATACAGCAGTTGCTACAGCATCATACTCATTATCAATCTCTGAACCCTTACATTTCTTATTAGGGTCGCCGGGAGTTAAGGCATCCTTAGCTGTAAAGTTCGTACTTCTACTATAATCACTCATTAAATACCTGCCTTACCTGTTTTAAGTTGCATATCAATTCTCTGGATGGATAATCATATTAGCTCGTACATCATTAAATACATGAGTACCTGACCATTCTCCTTCTCCCCATTCAGCTTCTCCCCATTCTGAGCCAATAGATACAGGGATAGTTACGTTGTACGATGTAAAGGTTTCTTGGTAGTCAAATGCCCACCTAATAGTTATTGTTGAACCTTCTCCCCCTAGTATCTTATATCGGAGGTTCTTAGGTATCTTTAGGAGACTAGCTGCCTCTTGTCCCGCATCATTCCAAGCACCTTCATAATCTATTCGATAGGTGTCTCCGTCATCTCCGTTAGCTAGTACAGCGTCTAAGTGGCCTCCGTAACTAGAGATATAACCTGTGGTAATCCCAAAGTATAGAGCACCATCTACGGTAGAGTACATGGCTTCGGGAGCTAGTTCCCATTCAGTTGTTCTAGCACTTCCATCCTCTAGCCTCTGTCTGAAGTCAAAGTAGAAGGTCTTACCTGAGGTTGGAAGGGATAGTAGGTAGAAGTTACCACACTTACAATGAACACTCTTAATATCATCTGCATCTTCATTAAGTGCATAACTCAAGATATGGTCTTTGTTGTTACGGGAGATATCTCCTACGGGCAGGGACTTCTCTTGGATTACTCGACTGAGTGTTCTAACACCATCAGCAGATAGGAATACTAAGTCCTCTCCTGTGCTTTGTACTGAGTCTCTCGCAATACAGCCAATACCGGAAATGTTCTCCACAATCGACATGGATGAGGTAGGGTCATCAGGGTTATCATAAACGATGATATTACGCTTACCGAATACGACTAGGTATCCATTGAAATCAGCTATGGCTACAGCCTCATCCATACCACCTTTCCAATAGGAGGCTAGGTCAAAGGAGCCAGAAGAACCTCCTGCAAATGAATTGATTAGAAGGTCTGAGTAGTATAGGTTATTGTCGTATACAGTCCATAAACGACCATAGGCCGCTAATACATCATTTCCATCATATTGAGTACCACTACCATCAGCAAAGTTACTAGATACAGTCGCTACCTCGATAGGGGCATGACCATCTTGAAACCCTACACACTTACCATTGAAGTTCTGAAACTTCCAGTTATTAGCTGTAGGAGTTGTAATAGCACCAGAAATATCAGTAAGAGTAGCTCCTACTTGCTTATATATCTTATTATCAGCAGTACCAATAATCAGGGTATTACCAGCAGCATCTACATACTCATGTATAGCTTTGAATTGAGTAGCTACCGGAGTTGTATTGATATGCTGATAACCATACCTAGCAGAGAAACGTCCCTTATCATCAAATACAATATTCTCAGCTTTAGTAGCCCATCCGGGAGGTAATATCCCTCCTGAGACTTGCTTATTAAGTCCAAGACCTCCGGGAGAGGTAATCCCTAGTGCAAGTAGCTGCTTAGGCATCTACACAACACCCCAATATAGTTCAGTGGCATTGTAGGAGGCATCAATAGAGATAGCGTCCGCTAGTGCCTTTTGATAGTTACTCTCTGCCTCTGCAAACATGAATCCACCGTCTTCCCCTCTTTCAGCAGCAGCCTTAGCGTATGCTCCGAGGATTGTAGGGTACTCAGGGGTAGATAATACATCTTCATTGTTTATTAAATCATCTTGAGGGACTACTAGGTCAAAGTTAAGGTTATACACTCCATTTGGTTCAGGGTATACATCTACATTCACATCCCCGTCTATCTGACCATTGAAGTCAAACTGTAGAGGGCTTCCTGTATTAGCTACACCACCTGTGTAGAGTTGGGTCATCTGTTTAGAGGGGATTAAGCTCATCTCTTGGTCAGAAGTATCATTAAAGGCACTAAGTAAACGGAAACGATTACCTGCTCCTGTGAGGGTATATCGAATAGTTCCTGACTCTGTGGCTGCTTGAATAGTGGTTCTTAGTTGCAGCCAATTCCGAGCATCCTCTACTTCACGTTTAGTTTGATTGATTAATTCACCAACTAGCTTGCTATAGCTACTTTGGCTTACGCTTGACACTTCAGACTCTCGGAGTCGTACTAACACTTTATTAACTAATTGTAGATACGTCATTAAGAATGTTCCTTTAGATATTTAATAGCATTAGTTAAAAGAGTTGGATTATCATCAAGAAGACCGATAGCACTATTACACTTATTACAAAGTAACCCTCTAACCTTACCTGTTACATGGTCATGGTCAACACACAACCATTTTTTCTCTAAGTTATCAGGACTTATCCCACAAATAGAGCAGGAGTTATTACTGTCTTCAATTAAATCCTTATATTCTTCAGGAGATAAACCATATTTAGTTTTAACTTCATACAGTCGCTTACTTTCGGCAGTTGGCTTGTGAGTTTTGTATCTACCCTTCCTACAAGGGGTACAGATAGCATCTCTCCCTAACTTACCATCTTTCTTTTTATAGAACTCACTAAGAGGTTTATCCTCGGAGCAAATCTTACACTCTTTACTTGACACTTTTCTTCTTTACCGTTCGCTTTCGCGTAGTCTTACGAGGACTTTGTTTACGAGTTGTAGGTACGTCAATTTTCTCTTCCTCTGCTTTAATGTCTATTTCAGGCTCTTGATATTGAATCCAAAGCCCATTATCTTCATAGTTAGAATCAGGGGGACAAGCCCCCTTCCTCATTTACCAGTTAGGGCGGCCCACTAGAACTCTAACAACACCACCATTTAGGGCATCAGCAGCAAGTTCACCTTTGTCAGCTTGAACGTACAGTGAAACCACATCAGCAGCAGTTACAGCAAAAGTAGTTGAGGCTTGGTCAGTGCCATCAGAGAGGTCAACACTAAGACCCTCCGCAACGATAACATCTCCAAGAACAACGCCGGGAACATCCATAGTTAGTGTAAGTGTGTCATCAATAGCGATAGCATCTTGGTCAGAAATGGTAGCTTTCACAGTCCAAATCTCACTAAAAAGACCCCTAAATTGCTTGTCTCCACGAACCACTTTATTAGTAGTAATCGTATCAGCCATTTAATATCTCCTATTTAGAGAAAGACCGCCCCGTGAGGGGCTAAGTCAATCAAGTTAGTTCTAAGCAGGAACTGCGAAAGCAACACCGGCAGCATCACGCAACTCAGCTACACCATAGATGCAGTCAGAGGTGAGGAGGTTGCCCAAATACTCTTGCTTGTACTGAGTTTGTGAACGAACACCAAGCTGCTCCGCAAGGACAAGTGCATCCTTATGGAAGATAGCACCGATACGGTG